CAGTCTTTTCAGATTCAGAAGCTTCTGGAGCGTGATGCGCGTGGAGGCACTCGTTATACTGAAATTATTAGGGCACATTTTGGTGTTATTTCTCCTGATGCTCGCTTACAGCGTCCCGAATACATCGGGGGCGGATCGTCCAATATTAGTATTAATCCGATCGCTCAAACGTCAGGTACTTCTGCTAGTGGAACTACTACCCCTTTGGGCACACTTGCTGCTATGGGTACTGCCTTGGCTCATAATCATGGGTTTACTTATTCGGCTACTGAGCATGGTGTAGTGCTTGGTTTAGTAGCCGTTAGAGCTGATCTTACATACCAACAAGGTCTTGCACGTATGTGGTCAAGATCGACACGTTATGATTTTTATTTCCCAGCTTTTGCTACGCTTGGTGAACAAGCGGTTCTTAATAAGGAAATTTATGTACGTGGCGATAATAACGATAATAATGTATTTGGTTATCAAGAACGATGGGCTGAATATAGATATTATCCAAGCCGTATTTCAGGCTTATTTAGAAGTACTGCATCAGGAACAATAGATAATTGGCATTTGGCACAAAAGTTCACAACATTGCCAACTTTGAATACTACTTTTATTCAAGATACACCACCAGTTGATCGTATTGTTGCTGTTGGAGCTGCTGCGAACGGCAAGCAATTTATTTTTGATAGCTTTTTTGATTGTAAAAAAGCACGTCCAATGCCGATGTACAGCGTACCCGGCTTAATCGATCACTTCTAATGCTTGGTAATATTATTTCTTCTGCCCTCAATTTTATTGGGGGTCAGCAAGCTAATCAAAAAGCTTGGGATATATCTCAATCTGCTCAAGCTGCTAGTGCTTCTCAAGCGCAAGCTCAAATGGATTTTCAAGAGCGTATGCGCAATACTCAGTATCAAACTGCAGTTGAAGATATGAAGAAGGCTGGATTAAATCCAATGCTTGCTTATAGTCAAGGTGGTGCTGGCACGCCTTCTGGTGCTGCCGGTCAAGGTTATACTGCTCCTGTACGTAATGCATTAGGCGAAGCTGTTACGGCTTATTTAGCTGCAACCCAAAATGAAGCTGATGTTAATTTAAAAAATACTGCCGCTATTCAAACTAATGCACAAACTGCTAAAACTAATGCAGAAATAGTCCAAATAGGTACACAAATTGAAAAGATATTAGCTGATACTGATGTATCTAAGCAAACGTATAAGAATTTACAAGCTTCGCTTGATCAAATTATTGCTCAAGTTAAGTTGACTACTGAGCAAACTCGTGTTGCTTCAGCTCAAACGGGTAAAACTATTGCTGAAGAAAAGAATATTTCAGCTAATGTTGCGCCTAGTGGTGATCCTTGGTGGTATAGAGATTTGAAAAATAGTTTTAAACGTATTAGCCAAAACCCTAAGTTATTAGTTCCATTTGGAGGAAAGTAAAATGATTAAAAAACACGAAGTGTTTTTGCGTACACCATATAACTATGATACAGATGCTGCATCTAATGAGTCAGGGTTGGCTTGTGAGGAGCCTTCTCTGGCTCAGCAGCATTACAAAGAAGAATGTGATATTAATACCATTCTTCAAAAATTTAGTATTACAGGCATTTTGCCTGATATGCCAGTATCGCCCCGTTATGGCGATTTTACTGGCATTAATGATTACCATACTGCCCTGAACCGCGTTATCGCGGCTCAGGAAGAATTTGAGGCTTTACCAGCTCAAATTAGGGCTCGTTTTGATAACGACCCTGCAAAACTTATTGAGTTTTTGCAAGATGACAATAACCGAGCTGAAGCTGAAGAGCTTGGTATTGTCAATAAAGCAGCTGCCGAAGTCGTAGAAGCTGCTAAAGACACACCTGTTAAGGCGGCTGAATAAGCCGTAGCACAGTTGCATTACTTGATGTAACTGTGCTAGGTGACACCAAACCGTAAATGTTAGTTAACCGAGGAGCTAAAAATGATGTATAGGAAACCTGTAAACAAGCGCAAGTCGGCAAAGACATTTCGCCGAACCGCTAAACGCACCAAAGCAGCAAATATGCAAAAAGCCCCACATCGTGGTGGCTGGCGTTTATAACTTAATTAAAATGGGTACCTCACATGCCTTGTTATCATCCGCTAAGCGCATTTCAATGCGCTGACGGATCAATTGTCTTTTATGAATCAAAAAGACACGATACCGTCAAATCATTATCTTTACCATGCGGCCAATGCGTTGGCTGCAGACTTGAACGCTCACGTCAGTGGGCTATTCGATGCATGCACGAAGCTCAAATGCATGAACAAAATTGTTTTATAACCCTCACTTATGACGATGCACATCTCCCAAGCGATAGATCATTACACTATAGAGACTTTCAACTCTTTATTAAAAGATTACGAAAACGGTATCCTGGACGAAGAATACGTTATTACATGGCTGGAGAATATGGTGAAAACTTTGGGAGACCGCATTGGCATGCGTGTCTCTTCGGACTCGATTTCAATGATAAGAAATTATGGAAACGGACTTCCGCTAATTCTCTCTTATATCGATCCGCAGACCTTGAATTACTCTGGCCATTTGGTTATTCCTCCATTGGAGACGTTACTTTCGAGAGCGCAGCATACGTGGCTAGATACATTATGAAAAAGGTTACGGGAAAAAATGCTGCAGAGCATTATCAAGAAATTGACCCAGATACTGGGGAAATTACTAATAGAAAACCGGAGTTTACAAAAATGTCATTAAAACCCGGTATAGGATACGAATGGTATAAGCAATATACTTCCGATGTATATCCACACGACTATGTTGTAGTTCGTGGAAAAAAAGTCAAACCTCCAAAATATTATGACAAAAAATATAAAATAGATAATCCATATGAGTTTGACGAACTGCTTTACATTCGAGAAAAAAGTGCTAAACTTAGGCACGAAGATAACACTTTGGAAAGACTTGCTGTAAAAGAGCAAGTAGCCAAAGCAAAACTTCAGAAGTTAAAACGTAACCTCACTTAGGAGCCTCACATGAAATTAGTACTATGTTCAGTAAAAGACCGGGCTGCAGACGCTTATGGTCGACCAATGTTCGTTCCATCAGTTGGAGTTGCAATCCGCAGCTTTTCTGACGAAGTAAACAGAAAAGATCCAGAAAATCAATTATTTAATCACCCAGATGATTTTGATTTATATGAATTGGGTGAATTTGATGATAATACTGGACTTTTTGCTTTACATGATGCACCCAAGTTGTTATCCTTGGGTAAACAAGTTAAGATTCAAGAGTAAAAACAAGCCGTCTCACCTTTAGGTGGGACGGAACTAGCCTAGGAGCCCGATAAAATGCACCGTAATCAATCAGTAGATGTTCATCAATTTACGATGATTCCAAAGGCCGACATACCTCGGTCTTCATTTGATTGTCAAAGTACTCATAAAACTACATTTGATGCTGGATATCTGGTACCCGTGTATGTAGATGAGATGCTTCCCGGTGATACATTTCGGTTAAATATGACGGCATTTGCCCGTCTAAGTACGCCAATTAATCCAATCATGGATAACATGCATTTGGATAGTTTCTTTTTCTTTGTACCAAATCGTCTTATTTGGTCTAATTGGCAAAAGTTTATGGGACAACAAGCGAACCCAGACAGTTCGATTTCTTATGTTGTACCCCAACAAGTATCACCAGCTGGTGGATACGCGGTAGGTTCACTACAAGATTATATGGGTTTACCCACAGTAGGACAGGTGTCCGGTTCTGGAACGGTATCACACTGCGCATTTTGGCCTCGTGCGTATAATTTGATTTGGAATGAATGGTTCAGGGACGAAAATTTACAAAATTCTGTAACAGTAGATACTGGTGATGGTCCTGATAACGTAGCGAATTACACATTGTTAAGACGTGGCAAACGTAAAGATTATTTTACTAGTGCTTTACCATGGCCACAAAAGGGTACTTCTGTTTCTTTACCATTAGGAACTACTGCTCCAGTTAAAAGTGATGGAACTATTCCTACATTAACTGCTGGTGATCAAACAAATTCGCAGTTGTATCTTGATATCAACCCAAGTAGATTTCGTTTACAACCAAATGCTGGTGTAGCCGGAACTGCTATATTTGGAAATAATACAGGTCTATATGCAGATTTATCACAAGCTACGGCTGCTACTATTAACCAATTACGGCAGTCTTTTCAGATTCAGAAGCTTCTGGAGCGTGATGCGCGTGGAGGCACTCGTTATACTGAAATTATTAGGGCACATTTTGGTGTTATTTCTCCTGATGCTCGCTTACAGCGTCCCGAATATATCGGGGGCGGATCGTCCAATATTAGTATTAATCCGATCGCTCAA